ATCATGACTGGAATTCCTCCAGGTAAGTGGGAAGAAATTCTTGGGGACGAAGGATGAACATTCTTGAAATTCTAAACGAGATTGGGGCAAATCCTTCCCGTCTTGCGAAGGAAGCAATTCTCACGCGAGAAAAAGATAATGAATTGTTGAAGGCTGTTATCGTCGCCGCATATCACCCCTATATCAATTACTGGATCAAGAAGATTCCCGAAGCAATACAAGGAATCTCAACAAATATTAGTTTGAGACTAGCCCTTGATGGACTGGAATATTTGTCGGCTCGACGTGTTACTGGTAACGCTGCAATTGAATACCTGGCCAAGATGCTCGGCAGCATGAATCGTGAAGATGCCATCGTTATTGAACGAATTATTGACCGTGATCTTCGTGCAGGATTCACTGATGGTACAGCTAACAAAATATGGCCAGGGCTGATTCCAACTTTCGATGTGATGCTATCTCATAAGGATATCTCTGGTATCAAGTATCCTGCATACGCTCAAACAAAGATGGATGGTGCCCGATGCCACGTTTATTTCGATGGCACTAGTGCTCGGGCATGGTCGCGCCAAGGCAAGGAATTCGTGTTGCATGGTGCTCTTGATGAATCTGCAAAAGGCCTGATGCTCCCTGGAGAAACCTTCGATGGTGAATTGTTATTCTTCAAAAATAATAAACCTCTCGATCGTAAGACCAGCAACGGTTTAGCTAATAAATCGATTAAAGGAACACTTTCAGCCGAGGCATGTGATGACGTTCGTTTCGTTGTTTGGGATAACGTCGATTTCACTTCTTCTTTGCCTTATACAAAACGGTTTGATATGTTGAATGACAGATTCAACATTGTGTTTAACCAACAACTCAACTCGCGTTTTCTGCTTGTTCATTCTATCGTTGTCAATTCTGAAGATGAAGCATTCAAGTTTTATAATGATCAACGTGCCAATGGTGAAGAAGGCGCGATTCTGAAAAACATGAATTCAGTATGGCAGCCGAAACGCACCAAAGACCTTGGTAAGATGAAAGCCATTGAAGAAGCAGACCTGCTGGTTACTGGTTGGAAAGAAGGAAAAGGTAAGTTCGCTGGAATGGTCGGTTCTCTTGATTGTCAAACTGCTGAAGGTATTATTAAGGTTAACGTATCAGGATTTTCTGATGATGTTCGTAAGATCGCATATACTTTTGTTGATAAGATCATCACTGTTCTATATAACGAGATAATTAAAGATAAGACAACAGGAGAGTATAGTCTGTTTCTTCCTCGGTTCGTTGAAGTTCGATTTGACAAGACAAAGGCAAACAAATTTGAGGATTTGAAATAATGCAACCACTACATTTTTACTACGAAAAACGCGGTAAGTTTGCCGGAATGGTTCGCCATATTTGTCAATTTCCTTTGTGTACGGAAAAGGCGATGTCAGTCGGCGGAATAAGGGCGAACGGCGCGCCAGCAGAAAGAATGTATAAAGGTAAATATATAAGCGAAAAGCATCATCTTGAAATGATACGCACAAAAGGTCATGGAACTGCTACAATACCAATTTGACTTTCATGTTTTGGTAGTGTATCATGGTTGCATTACATAAGGAAATCTATGTCAGAGTTCTACACATCCGTACTTCAATACGGTAACAAGATTTTATACCGAGGTTACAAAAATGGTCGGAGAGTTCATAAAAAACTGGATTTTTCGCCTACGCTTTACATTAATACAAAAAAACCAACAAAATATAAAACTTTGTATGGTCAATTAGTTGAACCGGTTAGTCTAGGTTCAATCAACGAAGCAAAAGAATATATCAAGCGTTATGAGGACGTTGAAGGTTTTGAGGTATTCGGAATGAAACAATTCCAATATCAATATATCGCAGAAAATTTCAAAGGCGACATATCATTCAATATCGATCACATGAAAGTAATGACGATTGATATTGAAACCTCCGTCGAATTGGGAGGTTTCCCTGATGTAAAAAGCGCTCAAGAGCAAATTCTTCTTATTTCTGCACAAGATAAACTTACGAAAACGAATATCGTTTTTGGATTCAAACCATACGAAAAGTCCAACGATGATGCCTTCGAATACCGTCAATTCAAGGACGAATACTCGATGCTCAAGGGATTCATTGAGTTTTGGCAAGGTAATACACCAGATATTATTACTGGTTGGAATATCGGGGGATTCGATATTCCATATTTGATTGGTAGATTGAATCGAATATTAGATGAATCATGGACGAAAAAGTTATCTCCATGGAATATTATCAATAGTCGAGAAATACCTGGTAAATTCGGTTCTACTGAAAAAGTAACTAAATGGGATATCGTTGGTGTCGTTGTTCTTGATTATATGGAACTGTACAAGAAATATGTACAAGCATCTAGAGAATCATATACGTTGGGATTCATTTCTCAATTGGAACTTGGTGACACCAAAATGGAATTGGAAGGGTCGTTCAAGGAACAATATACCAATCAATGGAACGATTTTGTAAGATATAACGCTAAAGATACTGCTCTTGTTGATAGACTTGACGAAAAGTTGAAATTTATCGAAATTATCTGCACTCTGGGTTACACCGCAAAGGTGAATATTGCTGATGGTTTCGGCATGGTGAAGACGTGGGATATCTTCATTTATAATTACCTAAAAGCAAAAGATATTGTAATTCCAAATCATACTGGTCGAGCAAAAGGTGATTTCGAAGGAGCGTGGGTAAAAGAGCCAATCCCAGGCTATTATGGTTGGACCATGTCGTTTGACTTCACGGGACTATATCCTAGTATCATGCAACAATGGAATATTAGCCCCGAAACAATAATGGGAGTAATTCCTAATGTAAATGTCGAACGATTCATGAATAGTAATTTTGAACGTCCCGATGGTGATTTTACTATCGCGGCCAACGGAGCAATATTTTCAAAAGAAAAGTTAGGAATCGTTCCAGAAGTTTCAAAGGTTATAACGGATAGTCGAAAAGTCGTCAAGAAGCAAATGCTAGCACTTGAACAGGAATATGACAAGACTAAAGACAAAAATCTTTTAATCCAAATTGCTGGTTTGAGTGGTAAACAAAACGCATATAAGACGCTGAACAACTCACTTTATGGAGTTATGACGAATCATGTTTTTAGATATTTTGACCTTCGCGTTGGAGAAGCAGTAACTCTAACCGGGCAGGCTTCTGATCAACATATCGAACTTGTTATGAATCAGTATATGAATAAAATCATGAAAACTGATAACGTTGATTATGTTATTGCAGGTGATACCGATTCGATTTATCTGAATGTTGATGGTCTTGTCAAGCAATTCTTTCCTAATGAGAGTCTTGATAAAACTGTAAAGTTGCTTGATAAAGTAGGAGAAGACCGATTCCAGAAGGTACTCAATGCCTCGATTGATCATATCTATAATATCGGCAATTGCTATAAGAAAACGATGGCGATGAAGCGCGAGGCCATCGCGTCTAAAGCGATCTGGACCGCCAAGAAAAGATATGCCATGATCGTGCATAATTCGGAAGGCGTCGATTATACTCCATACAAGTTGAAGATCATGGGTATGGATTTGATCAAATCATCAACCCCAGTCTTGATACGTAAATATTTGAAAGATGCTCTTACGTTGATTTTTGAGAGTGATCAAGAAGCACTATATGAGTTTGTTGATGATCTCAAGAAGAAGTTTTTGAAGATGACTCCTGAGGAAATTGCATTTCCTCGTGGGTGCAACGACTTGACTAAATACACAGATAACAAGGCTATTTTCAAGTCAGGAACACCGATTCATGTGAGAGGCAGTCTGATTTATAACCATATGAATCGAAATAATAAAGACGTTGTACCTATCAAGGACGGAGATAAGATCAAGTTCATTTATCTCAAGGTTCCAAATCCTTGTCGTGAAAACGTAATTTCATTCCCATCATTCGGAACGTTGCCTCCAGATATGGGTTTACATAAGTACATTGATTATGAAAAACAGTGGGAGAAAGTTTTTATTGCTCCCCTACTTGGCATCACAACTGCGATAGGTTGGAATCCAGAAAAACGACCAAGTTTAGAAGATTTTTTTATCTAAAAAATTCAACCATTTCAGTGTTAGAGCCCTTAGGAAGTGCAATTCCGCGAAGGACAAGGATATTTTATTTTTGATAAAAGGAGTACGTAATGAAGTTAGTTCTAACAAGTATCGCAGCAGCAGTTATTTTATCAGCATGTAGTGGAGCGCCTTCCAAGGTAATTGATGCAAATTATTCTGTCTACGTTAAGACAGTCAGTGATCAAAATAAGGCAAAACTGGAAGCGTCTGGACGCCCAATCTTTCAGTTGAAGGGTATTGCTGGACAATCGATTTCCATGAGTGGTGTATCAGAGATTTCAGTTTATGCGCCCGCGAACGGAGGGAATGAAAACCTAGCGGCTGTGCAACCATACGTTGCACCAAAGAACCAGTTTGTTGAAGGCATCAGAGCAGCGGGTGAAGTTGTGGCGCCATGGACAGGCGTGGCAAGTTTATGGGTCGGCGGCAAAGCACTTACCAACCTAACGAATTCAGTTGGTGGTGCGGCTGGGCAGGGCTATCAATATGTACAAGCCCCCGCAGCTAACATGACGATTGGTGGTCACGGCGTTATTGGTTCGGGTTCGTTCACTGAAAGCACTTTGTCTGGAACTGGCACCATGGGTGCAGGCGACTACTCAAGTCTTGGTGGCTCTGGAACGCTAGGGTCTGGCGCTTACAATCCAACTGTGACGAACACTGGTGGTCAAGGTGGCCTGGGTGGAGTTGGTGGTACAGGAGGAACCGGCGGATCAGGCACGACAACTGGCGGTAACGGTGCATCCGGCGCATCTGGCGGTAACGGTGGCACTGGCGGCGCAGGCACTACGGGTACAGTCACAAACTAAGTCGTATTAGTCAAAAAGACCTCAAGATAAATTTGCGTCTTGAGGTCTTTTGCTTTACTATGTAATGTATGCATGGAAAGGACCATGCTTAATCAATCAACCTAAAGGAAAATAATGAACTTACTAGAACGCATGACGAAAGCGGGAAATATCGCAGCAGGAACACTATCAACGTCTGTCCTATTCAATGACAAGGACATGATCCCAACCGAAATACCCATCATGAACATTGCCCTTGCGGGAAAACTAGATGGAGGTCTAGTTCCTGGTCTAACGGTAATCGCCGGTCCATCAAAACACTTCAAGTCTCTCATGTCTTTGATTATGGTTAAAGCTTATATGAAAAAGTATGAAGATGCAATCTGTTTATTTTATGACTCTGAATTTGGTATTACGCCCGAGTATATCAAAGCACAAGGTATTGACGCAGATCGTGTTTTGCATATCCCCGTTGAACATATCGAACAACTGAAGTTTGACTTGGCTCAACGGCTGGAAGAAATCAAGCGCAACGACCACGTTATCATCTTCATTGATTCCGTCGGAAATCTTGCATCCAAGAAGGAAGTAGAAGACGCGAAGAATGAAAATTCTGCTGCTGACATGACACGTGCAAAAGCCATGAAGTCATTGTTCCGTATCGTGACTCCACATCTGACGACCCGTGATATTCCATGTATTGTGGTAAATCATACATATCAAACACAAGAAATGTATTCTAAGACTGTTGTAAGTGGGGGTTGTATGGTTGCTGACACAAAAATCCACACACTACAAGGTCTAAAAGCTATTCAAGATATTGCAAGAGGTGATATTGTATCAACTCTTGAAGGCGAAAAGATGGTTACTCACACCTGGAATCCAGATACTCTTGAAGACGGCGAACCTGAGTGTTATGAAATAGAATTTGAAGATGGTTATGTCTGTACTGTTTCTGAAACCCATCCATTTTTAACTAAATCTGGGTGGATAACTGCAGATCAACTAACAGTTGGAAGTGAAGTGTCAAAAGTAATAAATACCTGTATCAATAATAACGAACAGGTATTTATTAATGAACATAGTCTATCTAATACAATTTAATATAGATACGCTACCAAACAAATATATCGGCAGTAAATCTAACTGTAGTGTAGTTAACAATAAAATTTTAAATTCAAGAGGAAAAGAATATTGTGGTTCATCGGCTGATAAAGTATTCAAACAGTTAGTAGAATCATTAATTCCATATGAAGTTAAAGTTTTAGGTACATTTGAATCATATTCTGATGCGTTGATAGCTGAGAGAGATATTCAGATAAACTACGATGTAGTTGCTAGCGTAGAATTTTTTAATAAATC